GTAGAAGAAACAGGCGGTTCGTGTAATTTCGGGAAAAAGATTATGACGCTCAATGTAAAGTGCAGGAAATGCGGGACATCCGTTGCCCTGAAAACAGCATGGAACACGAACGCATACATTGAAGCGGTTGAGGCATGGAACCGGAGGGTAAATGATGGCTAAGTTTATCTCAAAATCGCAGATGGAAGAGCTGGAAGATGCCTGCACGTTTGGAATTGAGGGGGCGAATAAACTGCTTAAGAAATACGCCGGAATCCAAGCCAGAGCATACACGGCGTACAACTACTACGACGAAAATGACAATTTCCTCGCGAACAGCGATGAAGCGGACATTTACGGGTTGCTTGAAATGGCAGGCGTGGAGGTGCGGCATGGCGGGTGATTATATCAGCCGCGAAGCGGCACTTATGAAACCAATGCAGGACGGGTGCAGCGCAAAAAACTTGCAATCCATCTCAGATATGCCCGCCGCCGACGTTGCGGAGGTGGTGCGGTGCAAGGACTGCGACGCCTGGAAAAGAAACGTTGGCATTGCCGACAGCCCGAACGGACACTGTTTCGAGCACGATATTGATACAAACGGGCAGGATTTCTGCAGCTACGGAGAATATCAGACAAATACGGGAGGCGTGACGCTTGAGTGAATATATAGCTCGTGACGTAGCTATTGCCATCATTGAAGAAAAGCAGATGACTCTGAGGAGGGACTTCTTAAATGACCGCTGAGTATCTTAATAGGAGCAGTTTAGTTGCGCGGATGAAGTGTTACGAGAAGCACACCACGGAAGAATCTGGTGAGCATTATGCGTATTCAGTTGCACTAAGAGAGATAAGAAACGCTCCCGCCGCCGACGTTGCGCCGGTGGTGCATGGGTGGTGGAAGAAAGTGCGGAAATCAAGGAGTACATGGGAGTGCTCAGTCTGTGGTACAAAAGTAGGCGCATTTTTTGCGGGATGCTCTCAATATTGCTATTGCTGTGGTGCGCAGATGGGCGGCATAACCGAATGAACGGACTGCGCTTTGAGAGCATGGCGGATATGCCGCCCAGAATGCGGGAGGCTTACGCGCGGCAGGTGTTTCCGAAGGCACCGGCGCAGCAGGCTGCGGCCAAGTACCACAACGCGCCCGCCGAGCGGGCCGGGGTCCGGTTTGACAGCCAGAAGGAGGCGCGGCGGTACGACGAGCTGATGGTAATGCTCCGGGCTGGCATTATCTCCGATCTGCGCCTGCAGCAGCAGTTCACGCTGCAGGAATCTTATATGACAGAGACCGGAGAGCGGATCCGAGCGGTGCGGTACACGGCGGACTTTTCGTACAAATTCGGAGGCAAGCTCGTCGTCGAGGACGTGAAGTCCAAGCCGACGCGGACGAAGGAGTACCTGCGCAATAAAAAATTCATGCGCTCGAAATTCGGAATCGATATACAGGAGATTTAAAAATGCCGGAAGAAAAAAACGAATGCCGGACGGGAATGCCGTGCGGCCTGCCGAAAAGCGGGAACGCCTGCATGAACCGCACGACGGCCTGCTGCCTGAAATGCGGCTGGAATCCGGATGAGCAGGTGCGGCGCAGGGCGCTGCCGCTCAAAAAGAGCGAGGACGGCCTGCTGCACAAGGATATCAGCACCAAGGAATAGGCAATCAGCCGGGGAACCATATTTTATCGGACTTATGCCGCAGCCGCTCCGCCATGAGACGGCTGCGGAAGGAAACCCCGGCTTTGCACCCGGCGCACGGAAAATCCCTCAAGCTCTGTGCGCCGGGAAAGCGCGTGAGACGTGCGCAAAAACGTCATCCCACACGGGGTATCGCATAGGCCCCGTGCATCGCTTGCCTCCTTTTTATAAGCCGCCTGACGGCAGTCAAGGGCGGCTCGCCCGGAAATGCGCAGCGTTTGTCAAGCGAGCGCGGCGCGCCGGTGCGCAGACGGTGAAAGCCCGTCCTGCCTACGGGGGCCGGAATACCGGCCCCCAGACGAAGGAGTGTGAAACTATGGGCAAATCCAACAAGGTCGCGTTGGTCTGCCAGGTCTGCGGGGCCACATTTTACAAAGTGCCGAGCGCGATCACGATGGAGACAAGGTGCTGCTCGAAGGAGTGCCGCGGGAAAGTGCAGGCAGAAAGACTGGAGCAGCGCCGCCGGGAGCTTGCAAAGGAGCTGGAGGACCTGCGCACCGAGAGCCCGGAAGGCGAAAAGCGCTTGCCGCACAGGCTCGTCCGAATCCGCATAACGGCCAAAGTCCCGGTATGGCCGGAATACCAGCCAAGGATCGGAGCCACATACCGGGCGGAGCGGTATCCAATGTTCAAAGCGCCGGGATATGTGATCGAGTCCGGCGGCAAAAGGATCAATATCCGCGCCAATGAGTGCGTGGAAGTGTGAAAGGAGTATCAAAAATGGGGAAAATCATGGAGCTTTTTTACGGTGAGCTCGGGACGTTTCAGGCGAAAATGGAAGACGACAAGTGGGAGGTTGAATTTCGGGATGAAAAATACCCGCCGAGGATCACGATGGATCAGCTTGCACCGCCGCTTTTTAAGATGACACCAGACGGCCAGAAGACCGAAGACCCGGCGTGCATACAGGTGATCGGCACGCCGGACATGCGGATCATCACGACCGGAAGGCTGCTGATCAGCAAAAAAGATCTGACAAAATACGTAAATACTGCACAGGGCTTGCTGCAGCTTTACCTGCACGCATTTATGCAGGAGCGCAAGGAAATGGAGGCGGCGCAGGATGACTGAAACAGCGAAAATCTATCGAGCCGCAATCGAGGTATTCGGCGGCGATATGCAGGTCGCTGTAGCCATCGAAGAGATGGCAGAGCTGACAAAGGAGCTGTGCAAGGCGCAGCGAAAGCTATTTGCGGCCGAAATGTTCATCGGCGATGGGGAAATCGACAACCATGACGAGATCGCAGAGGAGATCGCGGACGTGCAGATCGCGCTGGAAGAAATGATGCTGCTGTTCGGTGTTCCGGTGGAAGTGCAGATAGCCAGAAGGCAAAAGCTTGCTCGTCTGGAAATGCGGATCGAGAAGGCAAGAGAGGAACGCGGGGATAATCGTGAGCATACCGCAAATTGGGAAGCGCTGGGCCCGAAAGGGAATCCATGGTATGCAAAGCTGAATGGGCCGGGGCCAGACCCCAAAGGAGCGCGAGGCGCGTGGGGGCACTGCCCAAAATGCGGGGCATCAGATTGCGAATGGGACGCTGAGACAGACGTATGCACATGCAAGGCATGCGGATACACGAACTGACCGTTGAAACTGTGGCCGGAATTTCCGGCCACGCTTTGAGCGGGCAGAAGACCTGTAGGGGCGGACGGCTCTGTCCGCCCGGGAGAAAGAGGTGTGGATGATGGCAAAGAGACACAAGCGCCGGCTGTTTGCCGGGAAGGTATGTACACAGATCGTGTATACCGTGTCCGACGGTGCGGACAAAAAGACCAGCAAACCGCGCAAGCCGCGCTTCCAGACGCGGGAAGAGCAGGACGAATTCAACCGGAAGATCTCCGAGGGGAAGCTGGAAGCGCTCGTCAATGCCAACTTCGGCCCGACCAGCCTGTATTCCACGCTGACACTCGACGCCGAGAACGAGGTACATACTGCCACCGAGATGAAACTCATCCGGGACAGATTCTACCGCCGCCTACTATATAAATACCCAAACGCCAAGATCGTGATTGTCTACGGGCAGGGCAAGTCGACGAGCCGGTTCCATCTGCACATGATCTCGGACGGCATTCCGGAGGAGGAGATCGGCAGGATCTGGGGCCTCGGCAGCGTGATCGAGGTTCGGCATTTGCGGGAACACAACTATTACATGAACGAAAATGGAAACAAAGTCGACCACGGCCGGGATTATAAGGCGCTGGCTGACTACCTGCACGCGCATTGGAGAAAAGAGTTCGGCGGGCACAGGTACAAGGCAAGCAGGAACTGCGTCCGGCCGGAGCCGGAGCCCGCGACGGAGGCGGTGCGCGAGTACAGCGTGGAGCGACCGCCGGTGGCGCCGCGGGGCTATGTGCTGGTGGAGGCGAGAGGCACACAGTATGGGTATCTCTATTTTAAATATGTAATCCCGCCGGAACGCGGACGAACGTAAACGGAAAGAACAGGGCAAGAAAAAGCGGACGGGCAGCCGCTTAAATTAAACCTTGTATATGCGTAAGGTTTTAAAACGAAAGGGTGATAGGGACGAGCGACTACTGGCACAGGGAGTATATCTGCCCATTCTGGCAGGCAGCCGGGAAAAAGACGATCCGCTGCGAGGGAGAATGCGTGCTCGCATTTCCTGAGCGGCGGGAGACGTCAGACTACATCACGCGATACTGCGCCAGCTTTGACTACGTGCGGTGCAGCATCGCGGCGGCGAAGCTCCGATACTACGAAAGAACAGAATGAGAGCCGAAGCGCATGCGGAACGCCGTATGCGCTCATTCTGCGTGCGTGGGGTGAAAAGATTTTCCGGATACGCTATGCTGAAAAGCAGAAGGGAGGCGTGAGCCATGGCGAGGAAACCGAAGTATGAATCCGTGGAGCAGATCGAAAGACTGATCGAGGCGTATTTTGAGAGCTGCAAGGGAGAGATCCTGCGGGATAAGGACGGGGACATCGTTTTCAACCAGAAAGACGGGACACCGGTCTGGGTGAACCGGAAGCCGCCAACGATCCCGGGGCTTGCGCTGGCGCTAGGATTTTCCAGCAGGCAGAGCCTGTACAACTACAAGGCCAGGAAAGAATTTATGGACACGATTTCGCGCGCGCAGACGCGCGTGGAACAATATACGGCCGAAAGACTGTTCGACCGGGATTCTCAGCGTGGGGCACAGTTCGCGCTGGAGTATGGGTTCCGCTACAGACGGGATGCGGAGGGCGAAAAAAAGGATGAAAGCCAGAGGATCACGATGGAGGCGGAGGCGGAGGCTTACGCGGGATGAAAAAGCGCTGCTTCGGGGAACCAAACGAAAAGCAAAAGCTGTTTCTGCTGGATCATCACCGGCATGTGGCCTATGGCGGCGCACGCGGAGGAGGGAAAAGCTGGGCTGTGCGGACGAAGGCAAAGCTGCTGGCACTGCACTTCGCAGGGATCAAGGTTCTGATCGTCAGGCGCGCGATGCCTGAGCTCCGGAACAACCACATCGAGCCGCTGAAAAAAGAGCTGGCGGGGATCGCGAAGTACAACACCACCGACAAGACCTTCCGGTTCCCAAACGGATCGACGATCACGTTCGGTTACTGCGACAACGCGGGAGATCTGGGGCAATACCAGGGCGCGGAATACGACGTGCTGTTCATTGACGAGGCCGGGCAGCTGCAAAAGGAGTGGATCGACCAGATCAACGCCTGCGTGCGCGGCACAAACCCGTTTCCAAAGCGGACGTACTACACGCTGAACCCGGGCGGCCCGGCACATGCGTATTTCAAGCGCCTGTTCATTGACCGCAGATTTGAGGACAAAGAGAAGCCGGAAAACTACAGCTTCATTCAGGCGCTGGTGCAGGACAACAAAGTCCTGATGCAGATCCAGCCGGAGTATATCGAGCAGCTCGAAACACTGCCGCCGAAGCTGCGCGAGGCATGGCTGTATGGCAGGTGGGACGTCTACGAAGGGCAATTCTTTGAGGACTTCCGGGACGATCCGGAACACTACAAAGACCGGCGCTGGACGCATGTCATTGAGCCGTTTGAGATCCCGGACGGGTGGACGATCTGCAGGAGCTATGACTTTGGCTACGGCAAGCCGTTTTCCTGTGCGTGGTGGGCGGTCGACTATGACGGCGTGATCTATCGCATTCTGGAGCTTTACGGATGCACGAAGACCCCGAACGAGGGCGTCAAGTGGAACCCGGATAAGCAGTTTGCGGAGATCAGCAGGATCGAGCGGACGCATGCGTGGCTCAAAGGGAAGAACATCATCGGCGTCGCCGACCCGGCGTGCTGGGCGGCGGATCGCGGAGAGAGCATCATGCAGACCGCAGCGAAATACGGTGTATATTTTTCACCGGGAGACAACGAGCGCATTGCGGGGTGGATGCAGTGCCACTACCGGCTGCAATTTGACGCGGATGGATACCCGCGCATGTACGTCTTCGCCGGATGCAAGGCGTTCATCCGGACGATCCCAATGCTCATGTACGACGAACACAAGGTGGAGGATCTGGATACGAAAATGGAGGATCACTGCGCGGACGAATGGCGGTATATGTGCATGTCGCGGCCAATCAAGCCGACGGTACCGGCAGAAGCACCGCCGGTTCTGTTTGATCCCCTGGACATGATGAAAAGGAGGTAAGGCCATGCTGGCACCACAACTGACGGAGACTGAGAAGCAGACCATGATGACGGAGGTCTTTCTCGGATACAACCACAACCTCGAGCTGGCGGACGGGGAGTTTTACGACATGGAGAATCTGTCGGCGGATGAGTACCCACTGCTCGCGCCGCGGCCAAGGCGGGGGACGGCGCAGGCAATCGAGGGGGTGCAGGGCGTTCTGGCGAAGGACGCGCTGTGCTGGGTGCAGAATCAGGTGCTTTACATCAATGGCGCTTCCATGGAGAGCTACATGCCGGCGGTCAGCATCAAGGCGGGGGAAAAGCAGCTCATTTCCATGGGCGCGTATCTGTGCATCTTCCCGGACGGGATCTACTTCAACACCGAGAAGTATTCCGACAACGGGTACATGGGGCAGGAGAATGTGGTCGACGCGGCAAGCACGAACATTGACATTTCCCTGTGTCTTGTCGACGGGACGGCGCTGACGGTCAGTTACACGCAGGCCAGCCAGCCGGAGAGCCCGTCGAACGGGCAGTACTGGCTCGACACGTCCGGCAAGCTCCACACGCTCAAGCAGTGGGCGGAGGCAACAAGCCAGTGGGTATCCGTGCCGACGGTGTATCTGAAGCTTTCCGCGAACGGCATCGGGAAGGGCTTTAAGCAGTACGACGGCATCCGGCTTTCGGGGCTGACCGGAAACGAGCAGGTCGAGAAGCTCAACGGCAGCCAGATCCTGTACGACGTGGGCGAGAGCTACCTCGTGATCGTGGGCCTCGTCGACGAGACGACGAAGGTGACGAGCGGGACCGTGAAGACGGCGCGGAAGGTCCCAAGCATGGACTTCATCACCGAGAGCGGGAATCGGCTGTGGGGCTGCAAGTACGGCGTGGCGGACGGCGAGACCGTCAATGAGATCTACTGCTGCAAGCTGGGCGATTTTAAGAACTGGGAGTGCTACCAGGGCGTGTCGACGGATTCATGGCGCGCGAGCTGCGGCACGGACGGAAAGTGGACAGGCGCGGCGACGCTGGCCGACAGTCCGATTTTCTTCAAGGAAGACTGCTTCCATCGGGTGTATCCGTCGGCGACGGGGGCACATCAGGTGGTCGTGCAGAAATGCGCGGGTGTGCAGAATGGGTCTGCCAAGAGCCTCGTCGTGGTGGACGACCGGCTGTATTACAAATCGCGGATGGGCGTCTGCGTGTACGACGGGAGTTTGCCGCAGGAGATCGGCAGCTGCTTCGGGACGAAGCTCTACTACAATGCCGTCGCGGGCGGCGCCAGAGGAAAGTATTTCATCAGCATGGAGGATGAAGGCCATAACTGGTCGCTGTTCGTCTACGACACCCGCAAGGGGTTATGGCACAGGGAGGACGATACCCACGCGGCGGACTTCGCCAGGGTGGACGATGAGCTGTATTTTCTCGAGAATGGAACGCTCAGGACTGTCTATGGCTCGGTCGGGACGCTGGAAGACAGTGTGCAGTGGATGGCGGAAACGGGGATCATGACGTATGGACTCGTCGGGAAGAAGTATGTGTCCCGGATCAACCTGCGGATGCAGCTGCCGAAGGGGTCGAGCGTCGACTTCTGGGTGCAGTACGATTCCGATGGAGTTTGGCGGCACTGCGGGCATATCGAGGGACGGGGGCTGCGGACCTTCCTGCTGCCCATCCGCCCGGCTCGGTGCGACCACCTGAAGTTCCGGCTGACGGGGAAGGGCGAGATGAAGCTGTTCAGTCTGGCACGGGTGCTGGAAGCGGGGAGTGATGCGTAATGGGATCTTTGACACTGGCATACCCGTCGATCGCGGGGAAGACGACGCAGGAGCAGCTGGAGAGCATGCGCAGGTATCTGTGCAGCGTGACGGAGCAACTGAATCTGGCGGACTGGTCGGCGAAGGCGACGCTGACGGAGATCGCGCAGGCAATCGACGCGGACAGCCTGCCGGAGGCGGAGAAGAAGACAACGCTTTCGGGATACGCGGCTTTGAAGTCGCTCATCATCAAGACAGCGGACTTCGCGGCGGCGAATTCGGAGACGTGGTCGACGAAGCTGTCGGGCAGCTATGTGGCGATCTCGGACTTCGGAAAGTATCTCGAAAAGACGCAGCTGACGATCGAGGGCAATTCCGTCGGCATCAAACAGCTGTATGACTACACGGCGGGCGTCAACAATCAGTTCTCGGTGAATTCGCAGCAGTATATCAAGACGGGGCTGCTGTATTACAACGACGTGACGCCGGTGTACGGCGTGGGCGTGGGGAACATCGAGACGAAGGTGACGGACGGCGGCGAACGGGTCATCGACCAGACGAAGAACGAGCTGGTGACGGTGACGCCGGACCGGGTGAGCTTCTGGCAGGACGGGAAGGAGGTCGCGTATTTAAGCGACAAGAAGCTGCATTTCCCATCCGGGACGCTGGAGGCGGCGGGGGCGGTGCTGTCGGGGAAGATCACGGCAGCAGCCGACTCGACGTTCGGCCCGTGGACGATCTCGGAAAGCAGCATTTTCCGCAAGGCCAACGAATTTGGGGGCAGCGCAAGCATGTACTTCGGCACGAGCGGGCTTTCCATCAAGGACAAATTCAAGGTCGACGCGAACGGCAAGCTGACGTGCACGGGGGCTGAGATCGGCGGAACAATCAACGCGACGGATCTGAAGCTCGACGGTACGAGCATCCAGACGAAGCTCAAGCAGATCATGGATGAGATCAACATCATCAGCAACGGTCTTGAGATCGCGGGCACAAATTTCTCCAACGGCACGATCGGCGGCGCGGAGGGCAGTCTGCAGTTTACGTCCTCCAGCACGGCGGAATATGCGGTCAATCTGTCCGGCCCGGCGGTGCGCATCAAGTCGACAAAGGGCTCTGTGTATCTGCAGAACAAGGATGAAAGCGCGTGGATCCAGCTGCTCGCAAGCGGGAAGATCATTTTCCATGCAGCATCCATCGAGGGGATCAGCACCGCAACGCCGGTGTTTGGGTGAGGATATGGCGACGTATACGGAAAAATGCTATACCGACAATGGTGGAACGCTGATGGCGACGTTGACCGAAGAAATAGAGGGGACAGAAATTGCGGTCACAGATACGCTGGCCTACAAAACATATGGGAAGGCATATGTTTTTATGATATGCAGAGGCGCAGGGCAGATGGATCGCTGGATCAAGGGCGAAAGCATCAATTTAAACCGGATACAACAAGGCGGCTCCGTGATAAGATTTTACTTTGTCCGTCGCGTTCAAGTTTCAGATTTTGCGTGGACAGACAATGATGATGAAAAAATCAAGGCTGGGCAGCATGTGTCGAATCTGACCGCAGCTGCGATGAATGACTTGTATCAAAAGCTGATCGCTATGAGCGAGCTGACAGGGGTGCGGGCTGATACTGTTCCTACAATTGTGCCTGGGGATACTATAACGGCAAGCATTGTCAGCCAGGCGTTTAATGGGATAGGGGGAGGGCTGTTATATGTCGATGAAGATGCGAGGCAAGCAATGTATGATGGGGTTAAGCCTGACAGCATCAAAAAAGGAGCCCCGATTTATGCACGGATACTGCTGAACATGAAGGCCGGAGTAAACAAGCTGATTCAGGCAATGCGGCCATAGCGGCGGAAGGAGATTGAAATGAACATCACAAAGGCAATCGTGCAGCTGCGGGAGCGGCTGATCATGGACATCAACCGGGCGGGGCTGCCGCCGGTCGTGGTGGGGCTTGTGCTGGACGGAATCCGGCATGAGGTCGAACTGCTGACGGCAGCAGATATGCGGAAGGAGGACACAGAGGATGCAGGAAGAGCAGATGCAGCTGAGAATGCAGAATGAGCAGGCGAGCGGGCTGATGGCGCGAAAGGCCATCGGCGAAGAGCAGGCCAGAAAGGCCATGGACACGCTGCAGAAATACCGGCAGGGAAAGAGCGCCCTGGAGGCACGGGTCATTGCGTCGGAGGACTGGTGGCGCATGCGCAGCTGGCAGCGGATCCAGAAGGGGAACCCGGAGGACGACAAGTGGACGTCGGCGTGGCTCTTCAACGTCATCATGGGCAAGCACGCGGACGCGATCGCGGCCTATCCGGCCCCGGCCATCCGCCCGCGGGAACCGGACGACCGGGAGGAGGCAGCGAAGCTTTCCTCGGTGCTGCCGGTCATTCTGGAACAGAACGACTTCGAAGAGGTCTATTCGGACAGCCAGTGGACGAAACTCAAGCAGGGCACGCTCATCTGGCACGTGAAGTGGGATTCTTCGAAGCTGAACGGCCTCGGGGATATCTCGGTGCAGCCGGTGGATATTCTGTCTTTCTTCTGGGAGCCGGGCGTGCGGGATTTGCAGAAGTCGAAGAACATCTTCCTAACGGAGATGGTGGACAACGATCTGCTGGTCGAGAAGTACCCGGAGCTGCGGGGAAAGCTCAACTCCAATCCGCAGATCCAGCAGAAGTACAACACGGACGACGTAATCAATTTTGACAACAAGTCGATGGTGGTGGACTGGTATTACAAGAAATATCAGAACGGACGGCAGGTGCTGCACTTTGCGAAGCTGGTGGGCGACACCATCCTGCAGGCGACGGAGAACGACACAGAGCAGAGGTATGACACGATGACCATGCCGGACGGCAGCATCGTGCAGCAACCGGTCGGAAAGCCCATGGCGGAGACGGGCCTGTATGACGACGGGGAATACCCGTTCGTGGTCGACGCGCTGTTCCCGGTGGAAGGCAGCATTGCCGGGTATGGCTATATCGACATCGGCAAGTCGACGCAGGAGCAGATCGACCGGATGAACCAGGCAATCGTGAAGAACGCGATCATGACGACGACGCCTCGGTGGTTCAAGCGGTCGGACGGGTCGGTCAATGAGCAGGAATTCGCGGACTGGACGAAGCCGTTCGTGCATGTGGATGGGAATCTGGGGCAGGACAGTCTGGTTCCGATCCAGGTGAACATGCTCAACAGCAATTACATTGCGATCTTGCAGAACAAAATTGAGGAGCTCAAGTGGACGACGGGAAACACGGACGTCAACAACGGCGCGACGAGCTCCGGCGTGACGGCGGCATCGGCCATTGCAGCGCTGCAGGAGGCGTCCGGCCGGAGCAGCAAGGACTCCACAAAGTCGGCTTACCGGGCCTACGCGCGGATGATCCGGATGGTCATTGAGCGGATCCGGCAGTTCTACGATCTGCCGCGGCAGTTCCGGATCGTCGGGCAGCGCGGAGCGGAACAGTTTGTGCAGTACAGCAATCAGGGATTGCAGCCACAGACGCTCTACGGCGCGAACGGGCAGCCGGACGGGCTGCGGAAGCCGGTCTTCGACATTGAGGTCTCGGCGCAGAAGGCGAGCGAGTACACGTCCATGGCGCAGAACGAGCTGGCGCTGCAGTTCTTCCAGCTGGGGTTCTTCAACCCGCAGATGGTCGACCAGGCGCTATCTACACTGGACATGATGGACTTCGACGGGAAAGACTCGATCATCCAGAAGGTCCAGGAGAACGCGGACCTGCAGCAGCGGCTGGTCGAGTGGCAGCAGCTGGCGCTGGCGCTGGCAGACCGGTACGATCCGGTCATGGGTGAGGGGCTGGCGCAGCAGATCCTGCAGGAGGGCGGACAGGCAGTCCCGCAGGCGAGCACCGCGGCAGCAAAGAAGCCGGAGATCAACACCGGCGAGACGCAGGAGCCGAAGATCGTGGAGAATGCGCGCAAAAAGTCGGAAGAAAGCACGCAGCCGGGATAAGAACCGACGATTGCGGCGGCCCGTTCTGGCAGGATTATTTCTGCCTGGCGTGGGGTGAAGTTGGGAAAAGTTTGTGCTACGATGATTTTAGAATAAACGCCAGAAAGGAATTTACAGCATGGAAGGCGAATTCACGGGCGCAAGCGCTCAGACCATGGGCGCAGCTGACGTCGCCGGTCAGCAGAGCGGGCAGGAGGCAGCCGCACAGGCGCAGGTGCAGCAGCAGCCGGTCAACGTCCCCGACGCTCAGGGACAGGGCACACAGGAAGAAACGTTCGACAGCTTGATCCGGGGCCGGTACAAGCAGGACTTTGATTCTGCGGTGCAGAAGGTCGTAAAGCAGCGCGTGCGCGGGCTGAACCAGTACAAGGGGCAGGCCGAGGCGATGGCACCGATCATCGACCAGCTGGGCGCGCTCTATGGGATCGACACGTCGGACCCGCGGAAGACGGACTTCGCGGCACTGGCACAGCGCTTTTCCGCTGACGAGCGGCTTTATAGCGCGGAGGCCATGGAAAAGGGCATGTCGGCGGACGCCCTCAAAAAGGAGTACGCCGGCAGGGCCGAGAATACGGCCATGCGGCGGCAGCTGCAGGAGTACCAGATGCGAGAAGCCTTTGCCGGGATCCAGGCAGACTTTGCCCGGGATGTGACGGCGCGGTACGGTGCGGACTTTGAGACCGAGATGCAGAACCCGGATTTTGCGCGGCTCATGGGCGCGGGCGTGCCGCCGAAGACGGCCTATGAGGTCATCCATCAGCAGGAGATCGCACAGGCACAGGCACAGCTGGTGGCGAACCAGGCGCGGGAAAACGTCATGCGGACCATCCAGGCGCAGGGCGCGCGGCCGCAGGAGATCGGCTCCGGCGCTGCGGGCGGAGAGAACGTCCCGATGAAAACACACTGGTCACGCGCGGAGGTGGAGGACATGCGCCGCCGCGCAGCAAGAGGGGAGCGAGTGATCCCCTGAGAAAGGAGATAGGAAATCATGTTTGAATCCAAAGTCGGATTTCAGTTTTTTGCTGACGCCGGTACGCTCGTCAACGCGACCGGCAACTACGTAAACGCAGGCACCGGTCAGACGACCGCATTCAGCGGCAACGACACGCTCGCGCCGACCATGAAGACGTTCTACGACACGCAGCTGCTCGAGAACGCACGGCCGAACCTCGTGCATGCGCAGCTGGCAGGCCGTCAGGCGCTGCCGCGCAACCACGGCAAGACCGTCGAGTGGCGCAAGTGGAACACGCTGAAGGACGCGGAGGAGCTGACCGAAGGCGTCATCCCGACCGGCCAGAAGATGGGCCAGACCAGCACGACCGGCGCGATCAAGCAGATCGGCCTGTACGTGACGGTCTCGGATCAGCTGGAGCTGCATGCGCTGGACAACGTCATCCTGGGCGCGACCGAAGAACTCGGCGCTTCCGCCGGTACGTCCATCGACAAGCGCGTGCGCGACGCGGTCGTGGCAGGCTCGAACGTGCAGTACTGCGACAAGGTCGCAGCGGGCGGCGCGCATACGGCAGTCACCAGCCGCGCAGGCCTCGACCTGACGGCGAAGCTGACGCCGGACGAGGTCAACAAGGCCGTAACGACGCTGAAGAAAATGAAGGCTCCGAAGATCGACGGCAAGTACGTCGCCATCATCCATCCGTCGGTCGCATACGACCTGCGGTCCTCGGACGCATGGGTCGAGGCGCACAAGTATGCAGACGTCACGCCGCTGTTCTCGGGTGAGATCGGCGAGCTGCACGGCGTCCGGTTTGTCGAGACGACGGAGGCGAAGATCTTCAACAACTCGACCTGCCCGGTCAAGACTGCAGCGTCTGGCGGAGGAACGACGGTCTACTACAGCGTGTACGCGACGCTGTTCCTCGGCAAGGACGCATACAAGATGATCGATCCGGAGGGCGGCAATCTTGAGATGATCGTCAAGGGCAAGGACGAGATCGGCGGCCCGCTGAACCAGTTCTCGACCGTCGGCTACAAGGCCGAGATGGCGGCGAAGCTGCTGTACGAGGACCGCATGGTCCGCGTGGAGAGCTGCAGCGCATACTCCGGTACGGACGAAGCCAACTGAGAAAGGAGCACATACAATGGCAACTGAGAAGACCGCTGCGGCGGCTGCACAGGCAAACCCGGAAGACGTGTGGGACGTCATGAAGACGATCTATCTGCCCCGCGGGCAGGAGAACGAGGAGCAGAGCCGCTTTGTGGCGGTAAACGGACGGACGTTCATGGTGCCGAAGGGCAAGGACGTGCAGGTCCCGCTGCCGGTGTATGAGGTTCTGATGAACGCGCGGATGGCGGAGGAAGAAGCCTTCCGCCGCGCGCAGGCGGACAACTGACAAGTGAATGCCCATGACGGCATGAAGCAGAGGAAGGGGCAGAAATGCCCCTTCTTTTGGTAAGGAGGGGACTATGAAAATCAGAGAAGCAATCGAGACGGTCGACCGGTTACTGCAGAACCAGTACGAGACACCGGATAAGGTCCGGTGGCTGTCGGAGCTGGACGGGATCGTGTACCGGGATATCATATGTACACACGAGCACGAGAAGGAACCGGAGCCGTTCACGGGCTATGGGGAGGACGTGGATCTGGAAACGGAGCTGCTGATCCCGTGGCCGTATGATGAAATTTACCGCTGGTATCTGGGGATGAAGATCTGCGACGCCAACGGGGAGACGACGAAGTATGCAAACGAGGCGGCGAAATACAACAGCTACTATCAGGGGTATTTCAACGCCTACAACCAGGCGTACATGCCGAAGCAGTACGCGACACACTTCAAGCTTTAAGGCGGTGAGACTATGAGCGTATATCGAGTAGAGTCGGGCGGCAGGGCCCCGGCGGGGCTTTCAGCCGGCGACGAGGTTGTGACCGGGGGCGGAACGTACCGCATTACGGGCGTGAACGCGGACGGAAGCTATCAGTCGCAGCTGGTGAACAAGAACCAGACGACGCGCAACTATGGCGGAAGCTACCAGACCCGGAACAGCCCATACACCATGTCCGGTGTTTCGGACTACACGAGAAGCAAGCTGAACGGACTGGAGGGAGGCTATACGCCGTCGGGCAGCGTGCAGGCGGCGCAAGCGTATCTGGAGCAGGTCAAGGCCAGCAAGCCGGGCGCGTATCAGTCCCGATGGGACGATGAGCTGACGAGTCTGTATGACCAGATCCGGAACCGGAAGAAATTCAGCTATGACATGGGGACGGATCCTCTGTACCAGCAGTACCGGGAGCAGTATCAGCGTCTCGGGCGGCTAGCCATGCAGGACACGATGGGGCAGGCGGCGGCACTCACGGGCGGCTATGGCTCGACCTACGGTGAGCAGGTGGGCCAGCAGGCGTACAATGCGTATCTGCAGAACCTCAACGACATCGTGCCGCAGCTGCAGCAGCAGGCATATCAGCGGTATCAGGATGAGGGGACGGACCTTTATAAACAGTACAGCCTCGTGAAGGGCCGGGAAGACACGGACTACGGCCGGTACCGGGATACGGTCAGCGATTATTATTCGGATCTTTCGGATGCGCGGAGCGCGTACAACTCGGAGCGGTCGCTGGACCAGAGCCAGTGGGAGGCGATGCTGAACTACTGGGCGCAGAAGGCCAACAACGAAAACGCTGCCTACCTGCAGGCGCTGGCGGCGGAGCAGGCAGCAGCGAAGGGCTCCGGCGGCGGTGGAAGCAGCTCTGCGGGGCTGAACCTCATCAACGGCTACGGGAACCGGGACGAAAATGTGTCCATGCTGGACGCAAGCTACAGGGGCGTGATGCAGACGATCTCGACGCTGCTGGCGCAGGGAAAGACGGAGCGGGCCTATGATGAAGCCGTGAACGCGCGAAGCCAGATGAGCAAGCAGCAGTGGAACAACCTCGCAAATCTGATCTGGGAGCGCACGGGGCAGAAGATCGACAGCGGCGTCAGTTATAAGCAGGCGAAGGTCTCAAAGAGCAGGAAATAAGGAGGACGGAATGAGCCTTATCTCGAAGAAAAAATTTATGAACGGCATCGAGAAGAACCAGTCGAAAGCGGCTGGTTCTTCCGGCGGGCTTATGAACCGGACGGATTTTGTAGCGGGTGTACAGAACGGGAACGAGGAAATGCGCAGACGGCAGGCGGCGTTTGAGGCGTATCGCGCCGCTGTGCAGCTTTATTCCAGAGATGGCGAGAGCGGGCAGAAAAAGGCGGAGAGTGCGGGGGCGGCAATCAGCGGAAAGGTGTCGCAGCAGGAATACAGCCGGTCTTCCGCGATGCAGACACAGTATGGCTCATACCAGAATTACCTGCGCGGCGTGGAGGCGGCGCAGGGGCGGCAGCTTGGGCTGATGGCACTGCAGCAGCAGAGCGCGGCGCTGACGTTCCGACCGTCGGTCAAAAGCCAGAAGGATGATGTAAACAAGGCAATCGCGCGGGCACGGGCGATGAAGACCGTGGAGCGGGATCAGGTGCGCGGGATGCGGCGGACGTCGAAGCTGCTGGAGGGCGAGATCTACAATCGCGAGGTCGAGCAGGCGGACACGCACTTTTCCGGGACGGGTTTGTCTGAAAACGGAAAGAGCGTGACGCAGCTGCAGAACGAGATCGACGCGCTGCAGAAGCGCAAGGCGCAGGTCGACAGTCAGAGCGTGCTGGCCCGGGCACAGGAGGCGATCGGGAACCTGAGCGAGGAAGATCAAAATTTGCTCCGGCAGTACCGCGGGAAGGAGCTGAACGGATACAGCGTGCGGGCGTTTGCAAAATACGACGCGAAGACGGCGATGAACGAGAAGGGCTATGGCGACGAGAAGCTGAAACAGCTTGCAGAATGGCAGAAGGTGCTCGACGACTATGAGAACGCGCAGAAGCTTGATGCGGCGGCGCGACAGATCGGGCAGCAGACGCCGATCATGGGAACGCTTTTCTCGGCGGTGACAGCCCCGGCGAAGGCACTGGGCAATGTGGAATCGCTGCGCGGCGTATTGCCGAAGTGGGCGGGCGGCTATCAGAACGAGGATATGCCGACGAACGTATACAGCCCCGCATACAACGCGACGCGGCTTTCCTCCGGGATCCGGGGGAGCGTGATGCAGGGGATGAACCCGACGGGGCAGTTTCTGTATCAGGCGGGCACGTCGGCACTGGACAGCGCGGTCAACATGGCGGTCTCGACGGGGCTCGTGGGAACCTTCGGCGGCGTGGCCGGCGCGGGGGCGAAGGACGCGGTCGCGGAGACCATGAACTGGGTGATGGGCTCGCAGGTCGCGGCGGACTCCGTGTATGAGGGGATCCAGAACGGGAAGTCCAATCAGGAAGCCTTGATCGACGGCATTGTCGAGGGCGCAATCGAGGGCATTACGGAAAAATACTCCGTGGGCAATATCATCGAGAACATGCTGAGCGGAAAGGCCGTGTGGAAGAAGGCGCTGCGGTCGTTTGCGTCGGAAGGCGCGGAAGAGATCGCGTCCAACTGGCTAAACCGTGCGTATGATGTGGTAGCGAAGCATGACCGGGGCGAGGTCATGTCGGCCTACGCGGCTTACATTGCGGACGGAAAGACGCCTGCGCAGGCGCTGGCGGCGATGGTCGGAGACTTCGCAAAAGAAGACAGCCTTTCGTTCCTCGCGGGCGGCCTGTCCGGCCTTGCCATGTCCGGGACGTATGCGGGCGTGAACCGCGTGATTTTGGAGGCAAACGTCACGCAGACGGCCAGAGCGGTCTTAGAAGCGGGCGAGGTTCAGGACGTGATAGACTATGGCATGGCGCAGGAGGAAGGAACACGGGCGCGCCAGCTGGCCGAGGAGCTGCAGCAGACTGTGGACGCAGGCGGCGAGGTGACGCAGAAAGCCGTGGAGGACACGCTGCGCGAGGTTGCGAAGGAGCAGCAGGCGGCCGTGGACGAAGGGCAGGAGCCGCGCGTGCCGGAGACGCTGACCCGGCTTGAGCAGCTGCAGGAACAAGCCCGGCAGGAGCAGGCGCAGGCCGAGGCGGACGAGAAGAAATTCCAGATCTACAAGAGCGCGGCAGAGACGGCGCAGGAGAACCAGAGGCTTGCGCAGCAGTACCAGCAGAAGCAGGAGCAGAATCGGGCACAGCAGAGCGTCCAGGCAGTGCAGCAGGCCCAGCAGGCGGCGCAGCAGCAGTATAACCAGGACAGCTTATTTGCGCCAATTCCGGGGACAGAGAACATAGGAGAGCTGGATCCGGTACAGTATGCCAAGCAGCAGACGGCGGGCGCGGAGCGGGAGCTGGACGAAGCAGCCGCGCAGCAGGAAGAACAGTATTTGCAGGAGCAGGCCCGGAGAGCGGGCTATGACGAGATAACAGCGGCGTATTTCCTGAACGGGAACACGACGGGAATGCCTACGGAGCAGTATGCGCAGAGCTTCGGACAGGTCTATGAGCAGGGACGGCTCGGCGCGAGTGAGCAGCGGGCGATGCGATACGCCGAAGGAATGAATCAGGACGTGGCGGCAGCCGCATATCGAGCGGGCCTTGCCGCAGGGCAGAAAGGGGTAAACAATGGAGGTATCGAGGTTACTGATGAAGGACAAATCGGGCAAGCTGGTCAGCGTGCCGAAGGACAGACTGGAGGCGTTCGCCAAGGCACAGAGCAGCGGCAAAGAGCTGACGCCGGAAGAAAGAGAGCACAGGGTGCGCGAGATCTCGCAAAAGCTTGGGATGAAGTAACGCTTTCGGATCTCGGTTTCGGAGAGAACAATGCGCAAAAAGTGCGCGTCATGCCGAAGGGACAAGAGGCCAGAAGCGAGGATATCCAGGCGGCGGCAAAGTTCTTCCGGTCGATGGGCGTACAGAATGCGCGGTTCTTCACCGGGCAGCTGGCGCAGGAGATCGACGGGGAGACGTTTTATGCGGACGCTGCCGTGACGGAGGACGGATCCGTGCTCATACGGGCGGACAGCGAGGAGTATTCTGCGTTCGAGCTGGCGAAGCACGAGGGGTATCATCTGCTTGTCAAGCGCTGGCCGGAGATGGCGGCGAAGATCCAGAAGCGGCTGCTGTCAGAAGGCAAGATCACGAAGGAGATGATCGAGAGCTATGTGGACGCATACGCCGGGATCTACGGTGACGACACGGACGCCTACGTCGAGGAGATCGTCGCGGACACCTACGCCGGCATGAACCGCACGGACTACGGCACGAACCAGCTGCGCGCGGACGTGAAGATGGAGGTCGGCCAGTGGCAGAAAAAATCCGGCAGCGCGAGAGCACCGCCGGCGAAGATGTCGATTGCACAGGATTTCAAAAGCAGAGTGGCGGCATGGTACAAGTCCGGGATGCCGGAGGGCACGTCCTTTGCGCTGGGTGAGACCGGCGCGACGCTGCAAGGGCTGGGGGCAATCGAAAGCGATATTTATATGAACGGCGAGAAGATCAGCACCATTCTGAAGGAGCATCCTGAAATGACGATCCGCGAGATCCAACGGATCCCGGAGATTCTGGACGATCCGGTTCTGATCCTAAAAAGCAGAAACAGCGCAAACGTAAGAGAGAACAGCAGACTTGTTATCTTCGGGACGGTAAAAGCCAGTGACGGAAGACCGGTCATGTGCGTGATGGACCTTCGACCGACGGAAAACGGGCTGCTGCTGGATGATATGCAGAAGGTTGCAAGCGCGTACACGAAAGACAATCATCCAGACAGATTCGTGCAGAACAGTTTTGTCCTGCACGCAGACGAAAAAAGAACCATCCCGTTACTTAGAACAATAGGCTTCCAAATGCCTATCACTCTGCAACGCTATGGTTCTATGGGTAGTATAACCTATAAGGGGCCTAAAGTCAATCTGTACGGAGAGAAATTTTCAGATGTTGTAAGTGTTGGAACTACCGCAGAGACGGCAAAGAGGAAATTCTCTGCCAGCGCAGATCAAACGGCTGCAGAGCAGAGAAAGCAGAACGACAAGACCGCGCTCGACTATTTCGGGCGGACGTACAAGTGGAGCGAGACGGGCTATGTGCTGCTGAACGGCGCAAGGCTGGATTTCTCCGGGCGGCACGAGGGCGGGCCCGGCGGATACCGGACGGTCGATCATCGGGATATCATTGACGCGCTGGGCGAGGACTACGGCGGCGGAGATTACAGCGGCGGCATGGTGCGCTTCATGCAGGAGGGAAACATCCGCATTTCACCAGAGAGCGGAGGCATCAATCTGGCCGTTATGCCGACAAAGGCACAGATGGAAGCGCTCAGCGATTTTATCAGCAAGGAACGCGGCGAGGTCATTCTGGACATTGACGATGCGCAGGGCAACACGATCTCCAGCACGGAATTTTCCAGAGGGACGCACGCCGACAAGGTGCTGCAAGCGATCCGGGATTATTTTGAGAACGGGACGCTCCCGCAGGCGGACAACACGCCGTCGGTAAGCCAGTTCCGGTATTCCGCGCAGGACGGGCGGTATCGGGATCTGATGGGGGAGAAGGCGGCGCAGTATGTGCGGCGGCTGGAAAGCCGGCTGGTGAACGAGCTGGCGGAGAATCTGAGCGTGCCGGGGCAGGCGAAGCGGGAGGTTTTGCGGCCGATGGCCGAGGAAGCACTGCGGTCGTTCTTTACGGACGGGCAGCTTGACCGGGCGAAGCTGAATGATCTCTTTGAAACGGCCTACCAGGCAGGCATCGAGGAAGATACGCAGTACATCGAGCAATACGGCGACCTCAAGAAGTTCATCCGGGATCAGAAGCTTTCCATCTCCGAGACGGACCGGCAGGACATTGCGGACTACAACCTGTTCCGGAAGGCGGCCATGGGAACGCTGACGATCAGCAAGGACGGATTGCCGGTTGACGTGGCGTATCAGCAGCTTCGGGAAATGGCGCCGGAGCTGTTTCCGGCGGACATTACCGCGCCGAGCGACCAGCTGATGCAGATCTACGATGTGGCGCGCGGGATTCAGAAGGTGCAGAAGACGCTGGATGAATACTACGGGCCGCAGGCGGCGAGCTTTAAGAAGTGGCAGCAGGCGAATTTCACGGAATCCATTGACCGGCTGACGAGCGGGCTGCGCGTGGCGCAGCGGTATCTGGACGCGCAGAACAAGGCCAAAGAAAAGCTTGCTATTCCGCAGACAGCGGAAGAAACGAAGCAGATGTGGGCGCAGCTGAAGGATGCAAGGCGAGTGGTCGAGAAAGCGCAGAGCAAGACGCTGCTGACGGAAGCCGACCAGAAGATCGTGAACCGGCTGCTGCGCGGGGAGACAAGCCCGGATTATGTGGCAGGGCTGGAAAACGGGCAGCAGATCCTGAAGGTCTACGAGGCAAAGGCTGACTATGATATGCTGGCGCTGAAGCTCAAGGCATGGAACGCGCAGCGCAAGCAGGGACTGCGGGACTTTGCCGAGCAGGCGCTGACGGAAGCCGAGGCCGTCAAGTGGGTCGACAAGACCATGGGGATCCGATATCAGCGTGAGACGATGGAGCGGAACATCCGGGATATCGCGCGGAAGGGAAAGGTCTCTGACGAAAAGGCCAATGCTTTTATCAACAAGTATTTCTGGCCCGTACACGAAAACGAAAGCAAGCGCAAGAATTATCTGGTCGAGCAGCAGGACAGGATCCGGGAGCTGAAGCTCGACCGGCAGGTACGGAAGGGAAATCTGGTCTCGGAGAGCTATGCGGTGCAGTGGCTGGGCGAGGCGGAATTCAACCGGGACTATCTCAAGCAGCATCCGCGTGTCGAAAGGCGCGGGGGGATGACGTTTGACGAGTGGAACGCGGCGATTCAGGAATTCGAGAAGCAAAACCCGAATTTGGATCTCGGAAAGGTGCGGGCAGCCGTGAAGGTTTTTCACGAGGTCTACGACAAGCTGTTCCAGGATATGAATCGGGTGCGCATTGAGAATGGATATGAGCCGGTCAATTATCTGCAGGGATATTTCCCACACTTCCAGGAGAACGAGGAAGGCGGCAGCATTCTGCAGAAGTTCGCAAGGGCGGCCGGGATCGAGGGCGATGTGTCGCCGCTGCCTGCGACGATCAACGGCCTCACGGCAAACTTCAAACCCGGCATCCGGTACATGGCGAACATCCAGAACAGACTTGGCTACGCGACAGCGTATGACGCGCTGCAGGGCTTTGACCGGTATATCGAGGTCGCGACGGACGTGATCTTCCACACGGCGGACATTCAGCGGCTGCGGGCGCTGGCGACGCAGATCCGGTATCGGGCGTCGGACGAGGGACTGAAGCAGCGGATCGATGCGATCATGATGAACCCATTCCTCAACCCGGACGAAGCCAACGAGCAGGTGACGAACCTGACGAAGGAGGGACGGTATGGGCTTTCGAACTTTGTGGATGAGCTGGACGAATACACAAACCTTCTGGCGGGAAAGAAGTCGCGGCTCGACCGGGGCATGGAGAAGACGTTTGGGAGACGATTCTACAACGTTATGAAGAAATTCGAGTCCCGCGTGGGCGCGAACATGGTCGCGGCCAACGTGGGTTCGGCGCTCACAAACTTCATTCCGATCACGCAGGCATGGAGCCAGGTGTCGACGACAGACGTGCTGCGCGGCATGTGGGATACGCTGAAAAACTACAAGACGGCGGACGGGCTGGATTCTGCGTCGACGTTCATCAACAACCGCAGCGGCTACGGGCGGCTGGCCATGAGCACGATGGATAAAGTCTCCGCCGGTGCAGGCTGGCTGATGGAATCCGTTGATACGTTTACGACGGGGAGCGTCGTCCGTGCGCGGTATTACCAGAACCTGCGGCGGGGCATGAGCGAGACGAGCGCGATGCAGGAGGCAGACCAGTTTGCGTCCGGCGTGATGGCAGACAGGAGCAAGGGGTCGACGCCGACGCTGTACTCTGCGCGGAATCCGCTGGTGAAGCTGTTCACACAGTTCCAGCTGGAGGTCAACAATGAGCTCAGCTGGATATTCAAGGACATGGCGCGGGAGGAACGGAAGAAGGGCGTGGCGGCGCTGGCGAAGGCGATGTTCAAATTCCTCATTGGCGCGTGGATCTACAATGAGTTCTACGAAAGCATTGTGGGCCGCCGCCCGGCGCTGGATCCGCTGGATATCATCAACGATACGGTCGGAGATTTCACCGGATACCATATCCCGAACATGGTTCTGGCCGGGATCGGAGCTGCGAAGGGTGAGAAAATCGATTTTACGACGGAGAAACAGACGACAGATAAAGCGATTGCGGGCGTATGGGGGCGCGTTCTGAGTGAGGCCCCGAGCACACAGGCGCTGACGATCCTCGGACTGGATGAGGCAATGGGGATTGAAATAGACAATGGCAGAATCGCAGTTGCCTCTGCGCTTCCGGACATCGGGAAACTCAGAAAAGCAATCTGGGCCAGTAATGAGGATATGGCCCCCGCAAAGAAAGCAAAGACGATCACAGATGAGCTTATCAAACCGGGCCTGTATCTGGCGACACCGTTCGGCGGCGGGCAGATCCGAAAGGCGTATCAGGGCGCGACGGCGGCAGCTCGCGGCGGCAGCTACACGGTAGACAACGAGGGGCGCGACATCTTACAGTATCCCGTGTATAACGACAATCCCGCAGACCGGGCGAAGAGCTGGGCACAGGCGCTGCTGTTCGGCAAGACGGCGACGGAAGAGGCGCAGAGCTGGGTGGAGAGCGGGTTCAAGTCGCTGTCCGCGAAGGAGACTGCCGCCTATCAGGGCATGACCGAGGGAGGAGCCGACCAGAGAGAAAGCTACGCATTCGTGACCGCCATGAAGAAGGTCGACGACAAGAATGCAAAGCTCGCCATGCTGTATGCCTACGACATCCCACAGAACGCGAAGACGGCATATTATTATTCCGTCATGGCGTCTGACGAGGAGCAGGCGAAGATGGACGCGCTGGCAGAGGACGGCGTCGGCTATGACGCCTACATGCAGTACAAGCAGACGTACTTCAAGCAGTTCGGAACGCAGACAGTTTCGCAGGAACGGATCCAGACCGTGCTGGATGGGCTGAACCTGACAAAGGCGCAGAAGGCCGCGCTCTGGGCGGCCATGGGGACGAGCTGGAAAGAAGAAAACAATCCGTACAAGTAACCGCAGGCCGGGGCAGATGCCCCGGCCTTTGCTTCGCGGCGTGGGGTGAATCCGGCGCGGGGGTCTGCTACACTGGATGAAAAGGAGGGATGCGGTATGGCGACGCCAATTCCGGGGGCTTATCCGAGCCCGAGGATCGACAAAGGGGTGCTGCGGTGGTACGAAGGGGACACGTTCTCGATCGTGCTGCGGTTCGACCTGAAGGACCAGGACGGCGAGGCCGTCACGATCGGGACGACGGACAGCATGGCGGTCGTGTTTCTGGACGATACGCGGCAGACCGTCCACACGTTCAGCTTTGCGAAGGTGGAGAATGACCAGGTCACGCTGAACTTCGACGCGACGGTCACGGCAAAATTCACGAAGGGAAAGTACACCTACGATATCCGGTACACGCACGGCGACAAGACGACGCTGGCGAGCGGGAATCGGGCATTCGTGGAGTAAGGAGCAGGTATGAGGGTAGAAATTCCGAATCAGATCACGGTGACGATCGGCGGACTGATCTCCCGCGGGGTAAAGGCCGTGGAGGTTACGGACGCAGGGAAGCTGATTTTCACGCTGACGGACGGCAGCGTGATAGACCTCGGCTCGGTCATGGGCCCGCAGGGGCCGAAGGGCGAGACGGGACCGGCGGGGCCGCAGGGGCAGACCGGACCTGCCGGCGCACAGGGCGAGACCGGCGAGGCGGGCGCGAGCATCACGTCGATCACGAAGAAATCGCAGAGCGGGACGACGGCAACGTACACGATCGCGCTTTCGGACGGGAAGACATTTGACTTCAACGTCGAGACCGTCAAGGGCGAGAAGGGAGACACCGGCGCGAAGGGTGACACCGGCGCGCAGGGTGACACCGGCGCGCAGGGCCCGAAGGGCGCGACCGGCGACACCGGCCCGAAGGGAGAGCCCGGAGAAAAGGGGGAGAAAGGCGACAAGGGCGACACGGGCGCGACTGGCCCGCAGGGCGAAACCGGCCCGCAGGGGAAGACCGGCCCGCAGGGGCCGGCAGGCCCAACCGGCCCGAAGGGCGATACGGGAACGGGCTTTACGGTCAAGGGCTATTTCGGCTCGGTCTCCGCGCTGCAGGCGTCGGTCAAGAATCCGGAGGTAGGCGACGCCTACGGCGTGGGCGCGGCTGCACCTTATGACATTTACATCTACGACGGCGTGACGAATGCGTGGGTCAACAACGGACCGCTGCAGGGCGCAAAGGGCGACAAGGGAGATCCGGGCGAACAGGGTCCGAAGGGCGAACCGGGCGACACCGGCCCGGCGGGCGCAAGCGGAACGGACGGCATAACCCCGAGCATCGGCAAGAACGGAAACTGGTATCTCGGGACGACTGACACGGGAAAGCCTTCGCGCGGCGAGAAGGGTGACAAGGGAGATCCAGGTGCGAAGGGCGATCCCGGAGCAGACGGCGCAAAGGGCGACCTCGGCGAGCGGGGGCCCAAAGGCGAGACCGGCGACACCGGACCGCAGGGGCCGAAAGGCGACACCGGACCGCAGGGGCCGAAAGGCGATACAGGGTCTCAGGGGCCGCAGGGAGAACAAGGAGAGGGCCTTGAAGTCGCAGGGGCGGCTGTCGGCGATCTTGTGCGCGTAAAGGCTGTAAACACAGATGGGAAACCGACGGAATGGGAGCCTGTAAAAACGAAGAAGGCGCAGAAGGGGGTGCTTCCAAAGGACAGAGAGCCGTTTTATGTGACCTGCACGCTGTCGGGGCAGGATGTGTACGACGAGGGTGCTACACATGATAAGTCATTCGCTGAGATCCTGGCCGCCCATCAGGCAGGGCGGCCATGCCGTGCAATTTTGACGCTGGCCGGGAGCACTGGTGATGATACCGTGCTGCTTCCGCTGGCGGAGCTGAACGCGAACGCCACTGACGGGTATGTGAAATTTGCGCTGACAGAAATGACGCAGGGCGATACGCCGGAAGAGCTGAGGGTCTGCTATGCGTGGATCCATTCGACGGACGCTGCGGAGGGCTTCTGGGGGAGCAGATATACGCTGTCCGGCGATGAGACTTTCCTGCCGGATGTGACGGCCTCCGACAACGGAAAGTTCCTGCGGGTGTCCAATGGCGCATGGACAGCAGTGACGATCACGAACGCGAATGGAGGCAGCTTCTGATGGCGGAATTTTTGACATTTGACACCGACCTCACGGCGGTCGCGAACGCGATCAGAGCCAAGGGAGGCACATCCGCGCAGCTGATCTATCCGTCTGGCTTCGTGTCGGCAATTCAAGCGATCCAGACCGGCATCACGCCGAAGCTGGTCATCACAACGGCACCAGGGGCTTCGATTACAGCGACGCCTGCAGAAGGTTTCAAGGTGGTAAAGGGAACCGCCGGTACTGACGGAATGTGTACGCTGGAGTTGCCAAAGGCGGGCACATGGAACGTGACGGCAATGGCAAACAGTGTAAGTAACAGCCAGCACATCGTAATTGGAACACAGAATATGCTTCTGCCGCTATATCACGATACCTTTGCCGACAATACATGGGAAGAGATCATCGCGGTGTGCAGGACCGGGATCGCCCCGGACAGCTGGGCCGTGGGCGACAGCAAGACCATGACCATCGGCGGGACGGCCTATCAGGTCGATATCATCGGCAAGAATCATGACGAGTATGCGGACGGCTCCGGCACGGCTCCGCTGACGTTCCAGCTGCATGATTGTTACAGCGAAGCAAAGCAGATGTACAGCACCAACCTGAGCGGTCTCGGCTGGAAGAACACCGATATGCGCCTGACCTATCTGCCTGCGATTCTGGCGCTGATGCCGGCGGAGGTGCAGAACGGCATTCGCGCGGTAAACAAGAAGACATCTGAGGGGGGCAACAGCACGACGATTGAGACAGTATCGGACACGCTGTTCCTGCTCAGCGAGGTGGAGATTTTCGGGACTGCAAGTTCTTCCGTAGCCGGGGAAGGAAGCCAGTACGACTATTACAAGGCAGGCAACCCGAAGATCAAGAAGAGAGAAGGCGTTGACGAGTTCTGGTGGGAACGGTCGTCAGCCAGCGGCGGTATGTTTTGCAGAGTCAGAGCAAACGGCCAGGCGGGCGCGTCCAATGCCTCAAACAGCCTCGGCGTAAGCTTTGCGTTCTGCTTCTGAAGGGAGGAAAAATGAAAAAAATAGTAACTGTAGACGGAGAAGCCCTGACGGTGGAAGGGGAAGCAGTAGAGACAGACGATGTGGAATCGATAGAATGGCACCAATGCCCGGAGCTTGTTCGGAGCTACCTCGCAAATGTGGTGTACGATCCTGCTGATTACAGCACATCGCAGATCGCAAATTATGCGCCAGCCGAAGCGGTGGTGAGCAACTACAAGCCCATCGGACAAGAGGCGGGTGGGGTGACGCACTATAACGAGGTGCCGAACGTCCTCACGCCATTTGCCGGAACGGACGCGGCGGGGACGCTCAAGCCGCTGGATGCGCTGCGGTGGATTCGCACGCGCAACTCCGCGGAAGCGTGGAATGTGCGCGATCTGGGAGGCTGGGCTTGCGATGGAGGCACTATAAAATACGGGCTGCTGATTCGCGGCGGGCGTATTGCCGCCGCAGATCGCGCGGTGCTAGTCGGCCAGCTCGGAGTGCAGCATGAGATCGATCTCAGAGGCAAAGAGGGACGCGATCCGTCTGACGGTGACGTTGCAACGGAATCCCCGCTTGGCAGCGATGTATGGTTTACGATTGCCGACAAGGCAGCGTCCTACGCGCTGACCCCTGTCGAGACCTGGCAGACTTACCTCCGGTGCGTGATTGATGCAGTAACGCACCGGGAGCCGGTGTATCTCCATTGCACGGCAGGCGCAGACAGAACCGGCACACTGGCTTGTGTACTTGAAGGGCTGCTCGGCATGAGCCAATCGGACATCGACAAGGACTATGAGCTTACTACATTTTATTCCGGTTCGGGGACGGACGCCCTTGCCCGACGCCGAAATGAACCAGAGTGGATGAGACTCATCAACGCCATCAACGCGGTTTCCGGTGACAGTTTTCGTGACAAATGCGTACATTTTGCCGTGGGAACGTGCGGACTGTCGATGGCCGATATCAACGCTTATCGCGCGGCTATGACCAATGGAACGCCCGAGACGCTGCACTGGTATCAGACGATCACCAAAAATCTCACAGGCTGCACGATCAGCAACGCCGCGTCTCAGGTGGATTACGGCGAGGCATACACCGCGACCATCACGCCGGAAAGCGGCAAGACGCTGACCTCCGTTGTGATAAAAATGGGTGGCGTAGACATTACATCCACGGCTTATTCGCCCGGCAGTGGTGCAATCAACATTGCCAAGGTAACAGGAGCAGTCACGATCACTGCGGCGGCATCTGCACCGTCTGTGACTTACACCATCACGCAAAATCTCACCAACTGCGCATCTTCCAACCCGGCGGACAGCATTGCCGAGGGTGCGGCCTACACTACGACGCTCTCGCCGACCGGCACGTATAAAAAGCTTGGCGCAATAACTGTCACGATGGGCGGTACGGACATTTCCGCTTCGGCGGTTTCCGGCAGCACGATAACTATTGCCAAAGTAACAGGCAACATTGTGATTACCTGCGCGGCAGAGATCACAAACATCATTGATACAGTCGGAATTTCTGCGGATACGCGCTTGAGTGCAGGGAGCGGTGCCAATAAAGCGCAGACGGGACATGCGGCTATTGGTGCGAACATGGATGCGGCAAGCCTGATTCATATGCACGCGGGTGATACGCTCCGCATCAAGGGTGTAAGCCTCCCCGCCACAAACGATGGAACAAGTGTGGCAGTGAGGTACAGTGAAACGGCAACGTTTTTATCCGCAGACTACATGTACAACGGGCGGACGTGGGGCAATCTCCATTTTGCCAGCAGCGGAGATATCGTCACGGTAACGTCGACTGCTGAAGAGTACATCCGTTTGTCGCCGATCTGCACGGATGCGCCGGCGGTAATTGCGACGATCAATGAGGAGATCAGCTGATGAATACTTGCGTATGCTGCGGGCAAACGCGGAAAGGAGAAAATCATGGACACCAAAACCATCATCGTTACGCTCGTCTGCGCCGTGCTCGGCTCGTCCGCGCTGACGGCGGTCGTCAATGCCGTCGTCGGCGCGATACAGAAAAAGCGCGGCAAGGCCACGACGCAGGAGGCGCACCTAGCCGAGATCGACAAAAAGCTCGGGAAAATGCAGGAGCATCAGGACGAGCAGTATCTGGCGATCCTCCGACTGACCATCATGTCGGAAGAAATGCCAATGGCCGAGCGCCTGATCGCCGGAGAGAAGTATAAAAAGATGGGCGGAAACGGCGACGTGAAAAAATTCCTGCACCAGCTGGAGGCGCAGTGCGGACACAGTAATGGAATTCAGTAAGAAATGGCTGATTTGCAGCGCGCTCGTCAGCATCGCGCTCATCATCGCCTGCGCAGCAGGCGCAGATCTGACGGAGATCACGCTTGCGGTGCTGGCCGAAACAACGGCCTCCAGCGGCTTCTATCTCTGGAAGGCAAAAAATGAGAACCGCGCGAAGTACGCGCAGAAGTACATGGATAAATGGGCCGAGAAATACGGCCCGGAAGCGGCAGCACGTATCGCGGAGATCGTGCTGAAAGATTGAAAGGAGTTACTTATGAAAAAACTGTTTATCTCTCAGCCTATGAAGGAAAAGACCAACGAGGAAATTCGGAAAGAACGTGAAGATGCGGTCTTCTGCGCAAAGGAGCTGATGGGCGATGAAATCGAAGTGATTGACAGCTTCTTTGAAAACGTTCCGGCGGAGGCAAGGCCACTGTGGTATCTTGGCGAATCGCTGAAACTGCTGTCTACGGCTGACGTTGCGTACTTCGCCTCCGGTTGGAAGAACGCCCGCGGCTGCAAGATCGAGCATATCTGCGCGGAACAGTACGGCATCAACATCGTGGAAGCGTGAAAGGAGTAAGCTATGGACTACACGCAAATCATCTCGGCAGTGATCGCGCTCATCAGCGCGCTCGTTTCGGCATTTTTGATCCCGTGGCTCAAAACCAAGATCGACGCGGACAAGCTGCAAACACTCCGCACTTACGTTGAGATCGGCGTAAAGGCGGCGGAACAGCTCTACGCGGCAACGGACGGCGAGGAAAAGAAAGCCTATGTGATCAATTTTCTGGCCGAACACGGAATCCGGTTCGACGTATCTACAATCGATCAGCTGATCGAGGCCGCCGTGCTGCAGCTGCACCAC